AGTCATCACCACCAGTATCAATGGTGATAGAACGCCAAATCTTTGCTGTCGCGCCATTCATCTTTCCTTCCAATTTTTCAGCATCCATGATGGCATCCCTTACGAGATCCAATTGCTGTAACTTATTGCGAAGACTGTCGCCATACTGTTCAGCCTTCTGTAAATCTTGTTGTAGCCGATTATTCAACTCTGCCTGTTTTGCCATATCAGATCTCAGAGTATCAACACTTTCCTGTGCGGTTTGAACGGCAACCTCCAGTTGTGCATTATTCTCTCTGAGTGTGGCAATGGTGGCTTGAGTTGAATCATAATAATATTTCACTCCTGCGCCTACCCCGGCAAGGATACCAACAATAATCAGTGTAATATAGATCTTAAGCATCTATACCTTTTTCTCTATTGTATTCACGAAACTTTTTGAGTAATTTCTTTTTCTTCTTTGACCTACGGTCTAAAAATGCTACAACAGGGCCTTGTGAAGTTACGGCAGGATTTGGAATGTTAGCCGTTGTTGTAACTTCTTCCTTACTTACTTTCTTCATTTGTAAATCTCGCTAATTGTAAAGTAGATTTTCTGATTAGTTTTAATATGTGTTCCTTCATAGATATCAAGGCCAAATACATCACCAACCGGGTATGCATCATCAGCTACCCTGATCTTATCTTTAGCATAACAAAACTCTTCATATGAAGAATTTAGGATTTTATTTTCAAGGATAGTGTATATCCCAGGAGATATTTGTTTATCCTCAAGAACAAACCATTCAGAAGATTCATTTAAGATATCCAACACATCAACATTGAACTTCTCACAGATCTGTGAAAGGTGTTCATCTTTCATACCATATTTTTCTTTAATTAGAAATAATGCAGCTGCAAAGGAACCCAGTTTGGTACTACCACCAGGTATTTTAGACAAAAGTCTTTTGATATTGGCACACAGTCTGATGAAAGGTGTATATGCAGATTTCTTTTCGTCAGTGTCAAGCTTTACGGTCTTGTCTCTTTTACCGTTCTCGTCAATGATTCCAAGTTTATATGCATCCCAACTCTCCCAGTTCAACACTAACATACGAATAAATCGGAAGGTATAGGTGAGGTCAGCTGCTCTTTTAAGAATACCCATTATATTTTCCTCAGTTCCTCTACAACTCGTTTATCCATTTTGATTCCTGTTAATTGATCATTTGTGATATATCTCAAAAAAACAAGAAAGGGTTTTACAGTTGGCCAGTGTTCCTTATCTAATTTTACCTGTAACATATTTAATGCTGCTTCTACACCAAAGACATTAAATATAACAATCAGATGATTTAGAATCAAACGTTCGGAAAGTACACCACTTTCAATGTATCTGTTAACCAAACGTTTGACATATTTGAATCTTTTCAAGTCCTCGTGGAACTCTTCTATATCCGAAAAGGTAGGATTGTAGTAGTGTCTCGAGGCATAAAGAAGAAAGTTTTTTTCATTTAATTCCATAATGTTATGTATATTTAATCTTCTAAATCATACTCCGAAAGTTCTTCAATCATCTGAGCTTTGGTCATAGAAGATGATAATTCAATACCATGATCCTCGGCAAGTTCCATGAGTTGTGCCTTGGTCATATCACTATGATCAATTTCAACTGGTTCTTCCAACTCGATATGTTCTGCCGCAAACTCTTCAGCAGTTGTTGGTGATTCAGTTAATGTTACAGGTGCCGCTGCTGCAGCAGCTTCACCATTATACTCAGCAATTTGCTGTTCTGACAGTTTCTGAGCTTTTAACAACTCACCAGTACGAGGATGTGTCCAACCACGAGCAGTTGGAATAGCATCTTTTTGGTAATTAGGAGGACTGATTGCCATTGATTAGTTACCTTTCATCTTTTGATATGCTGCAACTGTACCTTTAATCTTTTGGTCACCTGAACGTACAGCATCTCCACTGTTACGGCCAGCAGCAGGTTTTGTTACCTTACCCGCCTTAGATGCATCATCGTGACCCTTTTCATCAAAATCTGATTCCTTTTCAGTTTTTGGTTCATGGTCTTTACCCATATCCTTTGCACCCTTGCCAGATAACTTATCTGACATTTTTTCTTTTTTATCTGCATTAGGATTCTGATTTGCTTCAAGAACACCACGAAGAGCTTTACGGATACGTGATTCCATTTTAGGGTTCATTTCTACATCATCTTTTTCACCGTTGCCATTCTTCTTCTTGGCTTTTTTCTTGTCATCCCCATTTTCTTTTTCATCGTCGTTTTTATCATCCATATCTTCATCATCATTTTCTTTGGCAATTGCTTTAGAAACAGTTTTACGACGTTTATGTAGATACTCATCAGATGAATCAACATCGCCGTCATTGTCAATGTCTTTATCTTTACGATCCTTAAACTTTTTCTTTAATGCTTTTGGCTGGACCTTATCCATGCCTTCACCATCATCAGATTTATCGTTGGTGTTATCCTCTTTGGATAATTTAGCCATCTCAGTTTTCACATCATATTTTTTACCTGCAACAACAAAGGAATCTTCACCCTTTTCTTTTGCAGCGTTTAGTGCCTTGGTAAAAGCATTACCTTCATCTTTTTGGGCTCTTTCTTCCAGAGTGGCCCGGATACTCTCGATTAGCTTTTTCATGTTTTCTCCTTACATCCACATTTGGGCCACAAACGTCCCAACGGCTGCGACTACAGCCGCATATACTAATTTATTTATAATGCCCACAGTATGAGCGTTATCATCTACTTTCTTTACGACATCATCTATCTTTACAGAAAGTCGATTCAATCTCTCTGTTTGATTATTCTGATTCTCTGCCAATGACGCTATCTTCTCCTCAGCACGTGCCAGTGACACCATCGCATCAGTGAGCTGATCGAGTTTAGTCTCAATTCTTTCTAATCTTTGATCCGTTGTGTCGGCCATTTATTCCTCTATAAACCTTATAATTCTATAATCTTCGTCATGTTCGACTTTAAGTTTTTTACATTGTAATCGAACAGACCCTTCATACCTTTTACTTTTACCACCTCTAAGATTGCGTTCTATTGATCTTTTTGCCTGTAGGCATTCACTCAAACCATCTCTTATGGTGTATTCCTTTAAACTTGTCGGGTCACCGAAATACATTAACAAAACAAAAAATGTTCCAACCATTAGTGGTCATGCTTCATCTTTACGCCTTCTTTGACGCAAGATAAATGCCCTTCCTTAAACTGTGTCTTTGCTACTTTCATAGCCACGTGACACTCTTCCATGGTTTTATATTTTCCAACATCCATCATAGAATGATCTGGTTTCATTAACATAAGAATAATTGCTAGTGTTTCCATTTTAGTGCCCCATATGTTGATTTGCTGTCGGTGTAGGTATATTGCTATTTGAGTGTATCAGGTCCATAATGTCATTACGAATCTTTTCATGTGTTTCTTCAAGATTCTCAATACGCTTTAACATAAAATCAATCTGTAATTTTTGCTGCTGATCAAATGGAGCCTCACCACTTTCAATCTCTGTGGTTAATTTTTCAAGCTCTTCTGCTAAATGTTCGATCAACATAAACTGTTCACTGTCTGCAGGTAAACTACCCATATCACCTCGTGGCCATAAGATACGAAACTCTGTATTAAGTTCAAGATCAGACTTCATCATAGTTTGGGATGTTTCAAGATTATTCAATCTTTCTACGATACCAAAATAAACCCACGTTGCAAGTGCAGCAGCGGCAACCATAGAAATAATATTGCGCAGCGGCAATGCTACTTCTGTATTTTCATTGACTCTTGGCATTTATTTTCCCTGTCCTCTATACCTCTTAAAGCTCCTCCTCTTATGTTTATTCATCTTGCAAGTAGACGGTTTACGACCGATGCTTGTTTTATGAAACATCGGTTCATGAATCTTTACATTTACAAAAGATCTACTCGCCATTTTCCCAGATCCTTATAACAAGATTATCCTTGCCCTTTATAATTCTATGATATTCTTCTTTAGGTATATCATAGAGTTTGCCTAATTCTAATTCCTTTGGCAACTTGTCTTCCATTTGTAATTTCCAACCTACACCGGATAAAATAGTTATCTCTCTGTCCTTTTTATCCCTATGCCAAATTAATTCATCACTATCTATGTCCGAAGAAAATGTCCTAATCCTTGATCCATCCTCTTCGAATTGATCAATATAAGGTTTTACCAATAAAAATTACCTCCACCAGATAATCCTAACTGTTTGGCATATTTTGGTAAGTTACATGCCCAATATGATGCCTTTGTTCTGTCTTTCCGTGTGTCACATTTATGTCTTGCAGCAAACGATGCACGAGCACCAGGATCATCTAGTTTTATTTTAAGTCCTGTAGTGTCACCCCAAGTTACCTTTTTAATATTACCTGTTGAAGGATCCTTTACATACACATAGTATTTCTTTGGTCCACCACGTTTTGGTTTATTTAACTCAACGTCCTTACCATCGGATTCTGCTTCCATAACCATAGGTGAATCCAATGGGACAGGGTTACCTTCATACTCACCAAACTCACCGATGTCTGTATCCTCAATTAGATGTTTATTTAATCCTGAAAGTTCAACCTTACCTTCGGAATACAGCTCTCTTGCCTCACGGAATACCCTATAGTATGACTGAGAACCAACACGATAAAGTTCACCCAAAGGGATATCATTATCTGCATGGTACTGTAGGTCTTGATTTTCCAGATGTTGCTTAAATTTAATCATCGTTCTTTTCCGATTTTAGATAATCTCTAACTGAATCTATGTAATCAACAGCTTTTGTAATTTTGTTTTGGCACCACTCAGGCAGATTGTCATCATCACCAAGCATACCTTGAAGTTCTTTAGCGGCATCAGCAATGGTTCTCAACTGAGTCTTTGCCATATCACCTTCCTGGTCATATTCTCCAGGATCCTGATCATTCTGTTCCTTCTGACCTGGAGTCATCTTTTTCATAATCTTTACGGATTCAGGGGAACCATAATCTGGTTTCATTTCCTCAGAGATAACTTTAACTAATTTTCTATAGTTAATCATTTTCTTTTCCCTGTGACTTATCTCTGTAGACCTTCTTGACATCATGTTTGGTCATACGACTTACAGATTTAATCATTGATGGCTGTTTAACAAGTTTACGGAGGTGTGCTTTAACTTGAGAAGGAGAATTACCGTCCATGTAGACTTTTGGTAAACCTTCGATATCAACTTCAAACTTCATTGCTTCATAGAATCCTTTGAAAGTTTTCATCTCATGCTCCGGATCTTTTTCTTACGTGGCATACCCTTTGTATCACCTCTGTCCATCATACCGTGCATGCCTTTACCTGGATCATCTTTACCATGGTAACCAGCGGCCTTACCTGGAGCAACCTTTGTGATTTTACCACCACGTTTACGGAAAACATCCATTGCCTTTTTCATAGCAGCGGAATCCATTTTCTTACCTTCATCCACAGATTCATTTTGTGGTTTACCACCGCGTTTTGCAGACATATAAGCGGCAATGGCCATCTCTCTGCGTTCTTCTTTTGTTTTACCTTTGAACTGTGGAGCATCAGATTTCTGAAAATCTTTTATCCAGGTGTCCATTCCATCTGAAACATTTAACTCTTCTTTGATCTTTGTAACTTTAACCTTTGGTCCGAAAGTTTTACCAACAGACTTACTGTTACCCTGCTTTCGTGCTGCTTTACGAATTGCTTCTTTTTCAGTTCTAGCAGTCACTGTTTCAATGCCGCCATCGATTTCGACTTTATATGTTGCCATTATCCTCTTACCTTTGCTGCTAGATCTTTATCTGCTTTACCCCATGTACCTGAAGACTTAGTTACAAATGAATTTACTCTGGCCAGTCCCCACTGCTGTGGTGTAGTACCTGGCCGATGTCCTGTGCGCCATGCAGCAACTCCACGATCATATACCTTACGTAGAATACCGGCAGGCATACCAGACTTTTCCGCTTTTTTCTTTATTGCGGCATCGGCCTTTTCTTCTATATACTGACTAAACTTAATCATGTCGTTTCCCTATTCTTTTGCTTTACATCACGAAGACGTGCCCTATCTAGCATTCTATCGTGGCGTTTATCTGCTGCTGCCTTTTGACGTTCAACACGTTTTTTGGCTATTTCAAGATTGTCTTTTTCTCCAAACATTTGTTTGAATTTTTTAGTGTGTTTGCTCGGTTTGGTCTTTGCTGTGGCATCTCCAGGAGCAGGTTTATATGCCGCTGGGTTATCATCATCGTACTTACCATACTTCTTGAAGTGTGCTGCTCTAGCCTTTTTAGTGGATTTCTTCTTGATGCCTCTGTAGTAACCGGCCGGTTGGTTACCCTTCATATCACCAATGTCTGGATCTTCACGACCTTCTGTTAGATCCCGGAGCCTGACAGTTAAACTTCCTTGTTTTTCTACAGAAAAATCTGCAACGTCGAAGATGTCTTCATTTTCTTCTTCTTTGTTTTCTTTAATAAAGTCCACAACCTCATATTCAAACTCTTCATTAGGATTAACCTTTTCAACATCGGTTAGCCACTTTCTATAAACCTCACCCTTTGATTCAACAATGAGATAATTAGCACCTAGATGTTTAATTTCTGCAACGATACCTTGCCCTTTGATTACAACTTCTTCACCCACCTCAAATAGGTTACCATTCATATATGATTCTCTTATGTTTGATATAGGTTCAAGCTGTATGTGATTCTTAAATTCTTTCTGTTCTTTTAGACCCATACCCGAGCGAACAGCATTATAGATTTTCTTTGCTTCTGCATTGTTAACTGCTTTTGGTAAACCTTGAGAGAACTGAGAAAAGTCATTCGAAGAAGCAGCTGCCCTCATCTTTGATGCAGACATTCCTTCTGCACCTTCAGCATCTGGATCACGGTCACCTGCTGATACTACGGTAATTTTAGCAAAGTTATAAAATCCGTGTTTACCCTTTTTACCGTTGTATTTCTTTAGTAGAATATCAAACTCACGAATACGATCAGCACCAACAACCATAGCCACATTTTTATATCCTTCGTTATAAAGTTTTGTTGCTATGTCAAAAACATTTTTTACTTTGGGGTCAATCATAATTTGTCGAGCATGTCTAGGGAACATCCTACGAGCAATCTTTACTTTGTCTTTGTATGATAGGGGATTCTTTTTAGGGTCTTGACTTTGTGATAGGTAAACCTTATACGGGTTTTTACCTGCTGCTCTAGAAAGTTTATCCAGGAGCTTTTCATGGCCAATTGTAGGAGGATTCATTCTACCGAAGGTAAAATAAACTGTCTTTTCTTCCTCTACAAGGTAATTTTTAAACGAGTTAATTGTCACTCTTCTTCCCACGCTTTCTTTCAATTTCTTTCTTTCTCACATCCTTAAATAGGCGTTTGGACATCATAGCAAGTTTTCTCTTCATTGTCGGAGAACCGAGTCTTTTCTCTATTTCTGCACGACGTGAAAAGGAAAGCTCACTTTTATCCATACCCTTCGTGAGTTTCTTAAAGATATTTATTCGAGCTTGTCGGAGGGATCTTTTTTCGAGAGTGTCTTTGGAAGCCATTCTACGTTTGGCTTTTTCACGACCAAGCTTAATCTTATGCTTGATCCGTTTCATCATACGGCCACGTTGAATACGTTGCTGTACGGTAAGAGCTTCATCAACTTCTGTTTGTTCGGAAGTAGTGTCAATGCGCTTTTGTCTACGCCGACGATACTTGATGTATTCGTCTTCACCATTGGCCAAAAGGCCAGTTGGTAACATATCCTTAAATGACATCAACTTTGCCATTTTAATTCCTTCCTGGTTTATCCCATCCCTTTAATATATCTGGTGAAAAGTTGGCATAGGAAAATTCCATCCTATCAACGATTTTCACCGCATCACCACCAAGTTTGTCAATTGCAACATAACCTTCCTCACCTGTTACCTTATAACCTTTTGTGGTTTTTAGAAAAGTTTTTACGTTTGACAATTTGTTTAGTATATTTATAAGTTTTAGTTTTGCAAGCACGATGACTTTCTGTAAATCAAACATCTTTTCCAATGATTTTTTATTTTTATTTGAAAAGAATACAAGAAGTTCATCGAGTTTTTTCTGTTGGGTAGATTTACCCTTTTCAGTTGATCTTTTATCTATTTCTTTTTTGTATTTCGTTTTGATATAGCGAATGAGGCCAGCCACATGACTGCGCGTATTTTGAACAATTTGACCTTTACGTACAAAGGTATTATTATATGTTTCAATAGTTTGAGCAAGAGTTTGGTTCCCTTCCAATTGTCTTAGGGTTGTTCCACTAATTTGGTTAAAAAGAACACCAGCCTGTGAAAGAAGTTGGTTGACTTCGTCAGTATCTTTCTTTGACATTGTCATATTGGTCATATCACGCAACATAGCATCTTGTGACCACACATTCTTTGTTTTCTTAAGTTTACTTACATCAACACCATAGGATGCCTTCATAGATTCAAATGTTTTGCCTTTATATGTGGTGTGCCAGACGATACCGATCTTTGCAGACTTGACTTGTTTGGCCGCCTCAGATCCTGCAGGGATAGCATATACAATAGTGTTCGGATGAAATGTAACATAAGATTCACCTTTGATCTTTTGTGTCTTTATGTCACCAGGTCCATATAGAAAATCACCTTGAATTACGCCTTTAATCCCTAGATCAGGTAGATACTGTAAAGCAAGTTTAAGTTTAGCATTAAGGTCACCAGAAGTGTCATCATCGATATCAGCATCAGTCTTGTATACCTTGGGTGATTTGTTGAATATGCCTTTTTTAGCCACGAAGAATCGGCCATCACGAGGATCAGTCCCAGCAAAGATAGCAGGAGCGCCGTCCCACTTAACAGATACATTACCATCATGTACTCCTCCTAGCATGTCTCTTAATGAACGAAGAGCCATGATAGCCTCTCTTGTTCCCTTTACGCCGCCATAGAGAACCTTGTCCTCGATATGGGTCATATGTGTGTTCTTTTGTTCGGTAATAAAATTAGTAAAACTTTCCATTATCGAGTTACCTCTTCCCAATCCATACTAGCATGACAATCTGAACTATTTGAACTTGCTGCAGCCTCCAAGACAAGAGCATATGCGGTGGGTGGAAATGGATCCCGCTCGAATTGGAATCTAAACAGTGACTCTCTTAGAAGAGTATTTGATGATATACTCTGATTGTTTGCCGCAGAATAACCCTGCGCAAGTATTCGGCCACCACTTACTGCAGTTCCTGTGATATTATATTCTACTGATGAATTGGCACCACCACTGACCCATGAACCACCGGTTACCGTTGCTCTTTGTGTGATTCGATAATTATAATTAACACCGTTACTTAAACCTAGGAATGTTAAATCAGAAAGAATGGCAATTGCATCCAGTCTTTGACCTGTGGTTTTAAGTCTGAGTGCTATAATAGGATAATATGTTCCAGCAGTGGTAAGTGATCTTGGTGTAAGAATCGGTGTACCGATACCCTGTTGTGTTCCTCTTAATTCGTATCCACCCTCAGACATTACAGAATGACAAATTTGTTTTAACTTGCTAGCACCAGATGTTGCAGATGTATTTGTGATTTCCATTCTCAACGGAAGACTTGCAGTTGTCATATAACTTGAATCAATAAGATTTGCATGATGAAAGATGTGACAAACAACAAACTGACCGTTAATTACAAATCCCATTCTTGTTGAACCGACACCCAACCATTCCACATCCATCCACATAATTTGCGCTTTGCTGATATCAAGTGTTTTTTCACTTGGACCTGTGCCATCCATTTTATCCACATTCCAGTCGGCCTGAGATACCTTTGTGTTTACGACTGAACCAGTAATATATGAACGCTTTACAAATCCCAAATCATCACCATCTAATTCAAGATAGAAACCATTTTCTTCACTAAAATATCCGGTTCTTTGGCGAAGTCCTGTTTTTGCTTCATTGAAAACAGATGTGGCTAATACAAGAAGAGACTTACCTGGCTGATAACCAAATACACGATATGTTTCTCTGAGTACTTCAGATCCGTCCTCATCAGTGACCTCTAAATCAACCGAACCCTCATTTGCATTAAATGTGGCTGTTCCATTGGTTGTAAGTTTAGATGCCCATAAATCATTGTCAGCAAATCTATGAGTGGAATCAAAGATGGTCAGTGGTTCAGAAACACGCATTCTACCAAATGCATCGAGTTTGGCATTGAAGTTACCAGCCGCCTGAGCAGAAGAGGATGTACCAAACTCGTTGATGATATTGCCCCACTGGTCAGAGATCATCATCACTTCATGGATATCGGTATTACCGAAATGATAGGCCTTACCTCTATTTACTGAATATTGAGCCATTATCCGAACAACCTTGAGAAGTTAGCCTTAAACACACCACCATTAACTGAGAATGTACCTTTTTGTGATAATATCTTTTCATCATCAGTCATATTAGCAAAGTCTATATAATGGAAATATATGTCCAGTGGATTCTTATCTTTTAGGTTTGCAACATAACCTTTGTCACCTGGTTTATCACCAACAGAAACTTCAATAAGGTGTTTCATCAAAGCAATTGCAATATCATTTGCACTTGGGTTTCTGGCTTTAAGACCTAGTTGTTTCATAGATGAATCAAACTGTGTTATGGTTCTATCCATCTGTTTGAATACAGGAAATTTACCTAGAATCTTTTTATTAGAACTTAACACTTCTTTGAGGTCAAGGTATTTTTGTGCACTGTCCAAAAGGTCTTTATACTTAAAAGAAAGTTCACCTTTGAAACTTTGTTGGCCTCTACCTTCTCCACCTTCAAATGCTTGAGCCAAATTAGAGATACCAAACAAAGTGTTAATTAAACTTCTGAATAATCTACGGTCCTGGAATCGACCCAGACTGATAGGATCATGGTAAGGATATGCTTTTACCTCAACAGACTTCTTATCAATCTTCAGATCAGGTTCATTACCACCTCTTGTTTCAAAAGCTCTTTTCCTACCACTACCGTTGAATAACCAATAAAGAGAGATCTCTCCGTTACCTACGGTTTTATCAGGAGCTTCTTTGAACAGTTTTACAAACGTGGCCTGATCTCTTCGGTCAATATTTAATTTGAAACTTTTATTCTGTAGGCTATATCTACCATAAACTTTCTTTTCTTCTGGTTTTAATACAGAATCTATGATGGCATCAAATGAAGTATTCTTTGCCTCAACTATAGTTTCCTCTGGATGTTCCTCTGGTATATCATCAATTTCATTCTGAAGCATCTTGGCAAATGATTGATTTGTCATATGTCGTAGAAAAGATTCCATGGTAATACCTTATTTTGTTTTTATCTTATATAATATTACACTATTTATACATATTTGTAAACAAAAAAAGGCGACCGAAGCCGCCTTTTCTGTAACTATTTTGTTTTTATTACTTCATTTCTGTCAAAACAGGAAGGATTTCCATTGCTGCTTTGTATTTGGCACGTTCTTCTTTTGGCATTGGAATCATACCAGCATCTGTAAGGATACCATCTTCACCCCAATGTTTTGTCCATTCATTCATGTATTCATTCAAACCAGGAACAAGCTTTACATGTTCATGTT